AGATATGAACAGATTTGACATAATAGAATTAGCTCAAGAAACTCTTATATTTGTTTATAATACATTTAACGGAAAGGTAAATACACTAGACCCTTACACGAGATTAAACTTTGTTGCAGGATACTTAGATACTAAAACTAACATCGCTAGAACTACACCATATGGTTGTATTTATATAAGCTTAGAAGCATTTGCTGATACAGTAGAAGCTCATAAGTTTATTGATACAGACCAAATTAGAAATCTAGCATTAGAGATTATTATTCATGAATTAACTCACGTAGACCAATTGATTGATTATAAATATATTAAGTTTAATAATGGCTATAGAGATGAAATTGAACTCCAATGCGTTAAACAATCTTGTCAATGGATATTAGATAATATCCAATATATTAGATCTTTTGGATTAGTTGTAATCCCAGAAGTATATCAAGCTAGACTAGCTAACTTAACTAATATTATATATACTCCTAAATATCCAATGGCTATTGCTATGGGTAAACTAGAGTATATGCTAGGCAGAAAGTTTAGAGAGTTTAGTAATAATAATATAGAGATCGAATACGTTGATAGATTGAAGACTCATTATAGTTTCATGGTATGCGAGAATAGATCTTATATTAATTCCGCTAATCTTAATGATCTAGGCGAACGTCTATTAAATGATAAACAGTATACGGTTGAGTATCTAGAATATGGCGATTCTAAATTAGTAATAAAAATCACCCAAGGAGCTTAGACTCCTTGGGTTGTTTTATTTTTTTCTTAGTATTGCTTTTTAGCCCATTCCATGATTTCATCTTTGATGTATTTTTCAGGAGACATAATCAAAGATGCACCACTTTCATCGAATAAACGTACATCACCGTTTTCTAATACAGTCATACCACGTTTACTAAATTCCATTACATCAGAGATTAAATCTACATTTGCAGACTCAGATTGGATATAACTGATTACTGCTGGATTATTGATAGGAATAATACGACCTTCATAGCCTTCTTTAACTACAACTTCATTGTTATCTTCCATACTAGCAGATTCTTTAATTAAACCTGTAGTGTAGGCACGTTTATGAGATGGATAGATTACACGATCCCATGTAATAATCTTTAAGTTCTTTACATAGTTTTTACCACCAACGTTTTCTAATGCACCTAATGCACGAAGACTGAAACTTGGTTTTTCGCCATCTAAAAGATCTTCATTGAAGTCACGACCAGCTTGGTTATTTGTACCAGTATAACGACCAAGAACTAAGTTACCGTCAACTTTAATATCAAGATATTTAACTACTACCATAGCTGGATCAATCGTAGATTGGCGTTCAACTTTATCACTCATAGGGTGACCTTGTTCGCCTTTCATATTACCAGTACGGATAAGTTCTTGTGTACGCTCACATGCAATTTGAGCTTTAAGATCAGATGTTGCATAACAACGGCGGTTACGATTAATTGTATCACCATCCTGAAGGATACCTTCAGCAACAGGTTTGTTGTTGATACTTTCAACAAGTCTAGATTCACCAACCGTCATTGGAGCTTCATGTATAATAAATGGAATATTCATTTTACCCTCCAAGATTAAATAATATAGTATTACATTTATGTTAATCAACCCCAGTTTTAGCTGAATATAATGTTTAATATTTGAACTTATTAATAATAAACATAAGTCTTAGACAAAAGGAGAAATGCGTAAATGATTACGAATATTAGAAAACGGCAACTCGAATTGAATAAGATACGTAAGACTTCGGATGATTATGCCGGTCTATATAGTATCGTATCAGAGAATCATAATATGACTCAAGCTGATACTGTATTTAAACACATATTAGAGTTAGATTCTAATATTGATACTGCGATCATGAAATCTGTAGACTTATTATTGGAATTATATAAAGATAATGATCCAGTAGTAGTCAACAAGCATCGTCAGAAAGTATTAGAGTCGATTACTAAAGTACGTGATGCAAATCAATTCAAAAATTATCTTCAACGTAAGATGGCTCTCCATAAGGGTAGAGTTAAAAACAAAGTAGCTAATGCTGTTGATAAAATCCATAATGATGTTAAAGATCAACTTAAGAAAGCTGCTGGTAATATTGCATCCTTAGTTCCATCAGCTGGTGGCTCTGAGGGAGGAGAAGGGCAAGCTGCTCAACAAGAAACTTTAAATATGATGTATAAGGTAGCATGTGAGAATGTAACTTATGATCGTATTCTTAAAAACTATGATAAGATCAGTAGACGTTTTGATTTCGATAAGATTGTAATCGAAAACGTATTGACTAAAAAAGATGCAGTCAAAGAAACTACAACAATCTGTAAGCTAATTGATACTTACGATATGCCAGCCATTAGTAAGTTCAAAGTAGCTACAGAAAACTATCTTTTTGTCTTAAGTAAAAATGCTTGTCCATATGACACTATTGGTATTATGGAAGCAGCAGCTGATTACTTCTTGGTTAATGCTGAAGATAAATTCAAATATGCTGAAGCATTAGAATCTACTCTAACCGATATGGCTAACTATAATCCATTTGGTTCTAGCGATATTGCTAAGATTGTAGATAAAGTTAATAAACCTAAAGATATGGATCCTGATGAAGTTATTGATTTAAGAGATGGTAAGATGGGAGCATATATTGCTAAATTCAAATTCGATCCAACTCATGATAACTTTGTTAAGCTTATTGAAGTGCTTCCAAATGAAGTAGGTATCGAAACTTATATCAATAATATGGATATGATCTTCGATGCATTGAGTATGATTAATAGCGATACCACACAATACTATATTACATTAGTTAAAATTAACGAAGCATTACTTTCTTGCTGTACTCTAAAGATAAAACCTTTATTGATTAAGTCTTTACTTACTACATATGAAAAGTATGCTAATAAGATTGATAAAGATGTTGTAGAAAGAATGAGACTCTTAATAGATAATATCGATGAATCTATTGAAGAAAGCAATCTATATACTTTACCAACTAAACTAGATATCTTATTTGAATCTATGAGATCTTTATCTGAGAAAGATATTACATCTCTTATTAGTAAATCATTTGATAGATACTCTTTAGATGATATTGATGGTATTACTCAATTAGCTAATATGGAAGCATCTATTATTCCTCACAGTAAGTTTGATCATATCTTAAAAGAAAAACTTAAGACTGCTAGACGTAAACGTCATAAAGATCTTAAAGATTATCAAAAGATTGATTGTATTAAAGATAATATTGAAAAGCTTAATGAATCTGAACCAGAAGAATATACTGATGGGTCTATAGATGAAGCAGTTGTTAAAACTAAAGTACAAGAAGCTTGTGCAAATCTATTATATGATTTCACTCATTATCCTACTACTTTAAAAGAAATGAATATCATCAATACTATTTCTATGGCATCTGAAAAAGTCAAAGCTAAAATTAGTGATGTATCTTCTGATATCTCTAATGTAAGTAGACAATTCGATGCTCAAATGGATCAACTTAAAGGTGTAATTAATACTAAAGACTTAGAATCTGAAAATAGGGAAGCAGTTATTGCTGGTAAGATCTTACCTAAAGCAAGTCGTATTGTTAAATTAGCTATTGCTGCTGGTGTAGGCTACCTAATCAATCCAGCTATTTCTGTAATTGTAGTCTTAGGTTATCTTGGACTATCTATGGATACTCAATCTAAAGAACGTCGTAAAGTTTTAGAAGAAATTGAATTAGAATTAGAAATGACTAACCGTTATCTAAAGAAAGCTGAAGATGATGGTAGTCTAGAAAAACAAAGAGAACTTCTTAAGATTAAGAAGAAACTTGAAAGTCAAAAAGCTAGACTCATGTATAATATGGCATTTAAACATGGTGAAGCCTTACCTAGTAAAGGTAGAGATGATGATTAATAAGGAGATATATAATGAGTCTTAATGATTTCCTAGCAGAGCTCAAAGAGCAAGTCATCTATATGGAAGCAGATGACGATAAAAAGAAAAAAGAAGATAAGAAAGAGGACAAAAAAGAAGACGATAAAAAGTCTGATGATAAAAAAGAAGAAACACCTCCACCTCCAGCAGGAGATGGGGGAGATCCTCTTCAATCTAATGATGATAATGCAGATGATGCTCCTGAAGATTTAGGAGCTGGTGATCCTTATGCGGATGGTGATGGCACTGATGAAGATCCTGAAGATCTAAGTGGTGGTGATGATCCAGCCGATGATGAACCAGGAGACGATCCAGAAGATCAACCTGAAGAACCTGATATAGATGCACCTGATGATGGAGGAGATGATACTCCAGATGCAGGTAACGATGATCCATTAGCTGGTGGTGATGATAATCCTGACGATGCTCCAGAAGATTTAGAAGATGGAGCTCCAGATGATGGTGATGATGGACAACCTGAAGAACCTGATATGGATGCACCTGATGATGGAGGAGATGATACTCCAGATGCAGGTGGGGATGATGGAGATATGGAACCTGATGACTTAAGCGGAGGAGACGATGGTGGATCTGATGCTGGTGGAGATGACGGTGATATGGAACCAGATGATCTAAGTGATGGAGGAGACGGCGGAGATGGTGGTGGAGATGACACACCTGATGCTGGAGACTCTGAAGATGGATCTGATGGTGGTGATTCTGGAGATTCTAGTGATGGTGGTTCAGAAGGAGAAATTGAAGGTATCGAAAATGAAATCTTTGAAGATCTCTCTGATGAACAAAAAGCTATCCGTACTAAAGAATTGAAAGATAGATTCATTGAACTTTATAATGTAACTCTAGCTTTCAAAGAGAAAGTAGATTACGTTAAGAAGAACTCTGATAATATGAAAGTTATCACTAAGGTATCTAAATCTCTAGATAAGCTATCTGATATGATCTCTTACTATATTACTAAGACATTCAATACTAAATCTTATATTGAAAACAAATCAGACTTCTACTATTGTCTTTGGGTTCTAGATAGATTGAATGAATTAATGAGTACTTTAGCCCCTAAAGAACCTATGAAAAAGTAAACTGTATACTCTTGTGCAGTATAACAATATAGTAAATATTTTGGTGTCCCTATAGATACCTAATATAATCAAAATACAAAAATAAATTTATAATCTCGAAAGGAGAAAGATTATGCCAGTTGTAGGTGAATCTAAACAAGACAACGTGGTATTTGGTCGTGGTTATAACACTTCCAGTACTCGTCAATATGCTTCTGCTATTCGTGAAATGGCAGAAAATATCCGTCAAGAGACAGGTGCTGAATTCTATACAGAAATGAGCCGTGTAATGATGTCTCCTGAATCCAATGAAACTATGCGTGACTTCTTCGTATCTGAATCCGCTGATATGGAAGAATACCAAGCTCTAGGTAACCCAGGTGGTTATCAAGACCATATGGCTATGATGGAAGCTCAATACGAAAATGACCGTTCCAAATTATTGGAAAGTGCAACTCTTGGTGCATACAACCCAGTTATGGGTTTAGTATTCCCATTGCACAAAAATCTTTTAATGAACAACGTATTCGATAAAGGTGCTATCAACAAAGCTGTTGCTAAAACTCCTAAATTCACATTGACTATGAAGATCCGCAAAATGGTTACTCCAGATGGTCGTGAAATCGATATGTTCACTGAACAAAATAAAATGTTTGGTGCTATTCTTGCGACAGCTCCAACTCATCATTTGTTGGTAGATCTTCCTTTGGCTCCAACTGACACAGGTGCTCAAGATAAAATCCGTAAAGCAGTATTTGGTCCTCAAGGTTTGATCCAAAATATCGATAACTTCTCTATCGAATCTGCAGTAACTCATATCGTAGTTAATGCTATTCCAAAAGCTGGTTATATGAAACCTAATGCTACTGGTGATGCTGTTGAACCTGTAACAGCTGCTGAAATTACTGCTGGTACAGCTATCGACGTTGCAGTACCTATTCAAGAATGCCGCTTTGAACCAGGCTATGGTGAAATCGATCGTCAAATGATGACTGCTTTCTCTGTAACTGTTGAACAAACTGTAGGTACTCCTAAAACTATCTCTGGTCATTTAGCTGGTTTCTTCAAAAATAACCAATTCATGTTGTACTGCTCCGACGCTACAATTAAAAAAGTAGTATTAGCAGTTCGTCGTGAAACAAGTTCCGCTATGCACAACACTGTAAGCGTTAAATGGGATTCCCAAACTAACATCGTTGAAATTCCTGATGCTTACCCAATCAATACTACAATCAGCCCTGAAGAAGTAAAAGATATTCAAGCTCTTTATAACGAAGATCAATTGACTAATATCCTTTCCTTGTTCAAAACAGCTCTTGGTAACTTCAAAGATGACAAAATCCATGCTGAATTGGATGAATCCTTCTTACGTATGCCAGAAGCTAACCGTTTAGCTGAAGTATTTGACTTCGCTCCACCAGAAGGTTATGCATTGGATCAAGTAGAATACCGTCACAAAACATTCATGGATGCTTTGGACAACTACGCTCAATATATGATCCAAGTATTGAATGACCCTAACATCACCATTTCTGTAATTGGTAACCCTGCGATCATTCGCAAAATCACACCAACTACTTACACTTACCAAGCTCCAAGTTCCATTGGTCCTGTAGAATTGGACTTCACTCGTACAGTTGTAACTTCCGATAAACGTGTTTACAACTTCGTAAGCTCTGATAAACTACGCAACAACCAAAACTTGATCATCTTGTTAAACCCTCGTAACTCTGATCGTATTATCTATTGCATTTACGATTATCAATTGTACTTATCCAATGAAATCCGTAACGCACAAAACCCTAGCTTGCCAGCAGTTCATGCGTTCGAACGTTTCAAATTGGTAGGTTATCAACCAGTACAAGGTCGTGTAAGAATCATCAACCCAACAGGTCTTCGTACACGTTATGAAAACACTGATCCTATTGGACGTAACTTGATGAATGATTACACTACATTTATTCCTGATACTATGACAGCTTCTGGTACAGCTGGTGGTTACCCTAACGCTTCTGCTTACAGCAAAGTAAACGATGCTAAAGGCGACATCACTACTCCAGAAAAAGTTGAATATGTAAAACCATAATTTAACTAATTAGGATTCTAGCCTAGAGCCTTCATAGGCTCTAGGCATTTTCCTTTACTTTCAAGAAGGGAGTTCTAATATGAACAATTATGATTTCGGCGATTGCTTAGATATTATCGAGCAGCTTCGTACAAATCAAGACCCAGATCTTCTAAGACAGTTGAATCATGAACTTAACTCTTTCTTTACTGGGAGTACTTGTAATACAGTATTGCTTTCTAAGAATACAGATACTCCATTCTTTGGTATCTGTGTAATGCCAGTGATTAAAGATAATGATATCTATGATATTCTTTTAAACGATGCATTTGAATATAATAGTGATGATTCTAAAGCTAAAGTAAATAAGTACTATGTAGAGATTGACTTTAAATTATTCAATCCTATATTAGACTTATCTAATAGAGAGATCTTAGCATTGATTCTACATGATATCGGTGCATTGGTTAATACATCTTCTCCTATCGATATTGCTAAAGCAGAAATCGATGTATACTTAGATAAAACTAATAGTGTTATCCGTAGAGCTAATACAGTAAACTATGCTGCATTATTAGCATTTGGTTTTAAAGATCTACTTTGGAAGATTACTTCTGTTATGTATAAAGACCATGATATGCTATTAGCTGATGACTTCTTGATTGGCTGTGGCTTTGGTATGGATCTTGAAATAGCTATCAAAAAATTAAAGAACTCTGGATATATCAACTATACAAATAGTGGTCCTAGAGATACATCTACTATTATTGCATGGTGCTTATCTGTATATAATGATGTATTATCTAATCGTATCATTACAATCAAAGGCTTACGTAAAGCAATGTCTTACACTGCTATTCGTCTAGTTAAGCGTGAGATCGAACGTGTTATTACAGCACTATCCCGAATCGATGACAATTCTCTATTAGAAGCTGGTCCAATCGATTGGGCTAGAAAACAATATAGGGACACAACGAATTCTTTCAAATATAGTGCTATCAAAGATTATGAAAATGATCTCTTTGAATTCCAAATACGTTTACGTAATATTGATGAAGAAAACGATGCATTGCTATTATTGCATTCTATTAATACACGTTTATCTATCATTGATGGTGTCTTATCTGAAGACGATCTAGATGAAAAGCTTAGATCTAAATATGCTATCTTACAAGCTAAATATGTTAAGCTAAGAGAAGAGTTAGCTAAACGTGAAACTCTAAGAAGAGATTATAATCGTATCTATATCAACTATCCTGATATGGAACTTAAACGTAGATAAAAATAAAAAAAATAAATACCCCTAGGAGATTGAATCTCCTAGGGGATTTTTCTTAGAATAATTCAAAGATCATCGAATGACCGATCTCTAAATCTTCCACACCAGTTGGATCTACTGATCCATCGCAGAAGAACTCTAAGATTTCTTTAGAATGTAAATCATCTTCTTCTACTCCATTTGATACCTTTAAATAAAAGATATCGAAATTGATTTCGCTAATGTCACCTTCTACTTTAGCAGTCAATGTAATATAATCCCCACCAGCATCTTCTCCATAGCACTTAACTTCATATGAAGAATAATCTGTTTTGGTAACCTTCATGTTACCTTCCAATTTCGGAGCTAATGTTTTTAATACCTCTACTAATTTCATGATATGACTCCTTTCTTTTATTAATAAACTAATCATCATATCATACTAATAATATATGTATATATATATATTTACTTTTACAAGTAACATAGAAAAAAAAATAAATATCCTCTAGGAGAATCAATCTCCTAGAGGATTTTTCTTATGCTTCCTATTTCTTAATAAATGGAATATAATTAAACTCAGATACTTCATCATTATAAAACGAATATTTGAATTTAACTATATCATGTGGATCCATACTTCTTAATAGAGTAATCAATCCTTCTAGAAATTGATTTAGATTCTTTTTGTCTTTAGAATCATTATAATTTCTTTCTAGACGGTTATTAAATCCTTCTGATTTGAATTCCCATTGTCGTGACGATTCTAATTCATCACATGATGGTTGGCAAATTTCTTCTATACCATAATCACCATCAGTGATCATCCCATCTTGATCCACATAAAGATCAATTTGTGTTACCTCCCAGGTTTGATATTGACACATTCCACTTTCTAATGTATCAACTGATTGAATTGCAAAACCTTCATTAATAGCTTTTGTAATCTCAATCTCATTACGACCTGTACCTAACACTGTTTTCAAAATACTTTCTTTTAACATGATATGACTCCTTTCTGCCTCTTGGCTTAAAATATAAACTAATCATCATATCACACTAATAATATATGATTCTAGATATATCCTAATTACAAAGATATATTATAATCTTGATTGTAGGATATTACAGCATAACCTACAATAGATTAATTATTATCTTATTTTATAGGAGGTAACAAAAATGGCTCTTGGACAAGGCTTATTTAACCGTACTGGTGGATCCAGTCAAAAGAAATCTATCAATGTTTACTCTAACTACAGAATGACAAATTCTAAGGACATCAAAACATATGGCGGTTCGTCCATTGGATTTACATTCTGGCAAGGTACTTTAAAAATTGGTATCGCCCCATTGAAAATGGTATCTGGTCAAGACTATCCAATGCCTGATCGTGATCGTGAAGTTAGTGCATATTTGAAACACACTAAAGCCCGTATCTTAGCTCGTGAAATTCGTCGTTTCCTTGCAGGTGAATTAACTTCCGTTGGTATCACTACAGGTGCTAATACATTCCTTACAGTTACAGATGGTTCTGACTTTGGTCTAGAACAACCTGTAATTTGTATCCGTAAATTAAATAAAGATCTTTCTGCTCTAGAAGAAGAAATTATCTTTATTTGTCGTACAGACTTACACTTCTCCGTTCATAACTTTGATAAAGAAGCTTTCGATGGTGAAAAAGACTTCGATAGTTATAAGAATATGGACTTAGAAGACTTCGTTCTTGTATTGGAAGAATATGCTAAATCTATGACTAATGCATATGCTTACTCTGTACATGAAACTGCACAATATGCTGGTAGCAATACTAATGCAACTATTGAAGCAATTGCTGAAAAACTAGGCGTTAACTCTAACTCTGGTAGCAGCTTCAATAGCAATAGTAGTTCCAGTGGTACTGACTTCAAACGTGCATCTTTAGATGACATGTAATATTACAGGAGATAGAGGATTTCTCTATCTCCTAATTTTTTTTGTAAGGATACTCATATGGAAGGTAAAACAGTTGCTCCTATATTTGAATACACTAGCTTATTCAATACAGACTTATCTATATATGATGTAATAAAATATGGGTTTAAAAAGTCTAAGTACTTCATTGATGGTATCTTAGATCTATCTCAACTAGATATGATCTATATCTTTCAGGAACGTACAAATCCTAACCCTTTAACTGCATTATTAAAAGAAGAATACCTAGATTCTGCTGATATTCTATTAGAAGAGATTCTTGATAAGTATGGTGATCTACTTTACTTCAATACTTATGAGACTGACCTATATAGACTATTCTATAATATCCTTGGTATCGAAGGTAAAAGTTTTAATATAGCAGTAGCTATAGATAATGAAAATCAAGAAGTTAATCTACGATCTATGAATCTAAATATAGTAAATAAGTTACGTATATATAAGAAGAGAGAAATCCCACTAGCAGAATATGATGCAATATATACTGATAACTTATTTAAGTTAGAGCAATACTCTCCTAAAGTAGAAGGTAAACATATCTTCACTCTACGGAATGGTATTAATACTGATTACGATTATACTCTAAGTAAATATATAGTTCAAGCAAAGTTCTATGATATGTTTCCTAAGAACTTATTCTACGTTGTTGAACCATATGACAAATTAGTTAAAATTGCGAGGTAGTTATGCAAATCTATTCTAATATTGTAGATCAAGAAACTCTACATAAGCAAACTATGGCAGTGCTAGAAATCATTGCCGATTCCCTAGTTACATCTTTTGGACCTTATGGGTCTGCTACACAAATTAAGAAAGATGATATTCTTCCTAAATTTACAAAAGATGGTCATACTATCTTGAAAAATATCTACTTCAATGGTACTTTAGAAATGAGTATCCGTGAAGTATTAGAAGACTTAACTTCCCATGTAGTTAAGAACGTTGGTGATGGTACTACGTCTGCTATCTTATTATCCCAACTTATCTATAAACGTTTAGCTACTAAGTGTGAACCAAACTTAGATAACTCTAAAATCTATGATTGGCATTTACCACCAGCTGAACTAGAACGTCAATTGAATGAATTGGTTAAACAAGCTTCTGATACAATTATGTCTCAGACTCGTGAAATCAAAACATATGAAGATATCCATAAGATTGCTCTAATCTCTACTAATAATAATGAAGAGATGGCTGAGTTAATCTCTGGTATCTATATGGAAAATGGTACTGATGTATACATTGACGTTAAACGTTCTATGGATAGTCAAGACTATATTAAAATCTTTGATGGTATGACTATTGACTCTGGTTATGCTGATAAAGTATTTGTTACTAATGAAGCTGATTCTTCTGCTGAAATCAATGCTCCTAAGATTTATTTCTTTGAGTCTCCTATTGATACTCCAGAAATGATTAACTTCTTCTCCTCTATTATTTACCATAATATCATGGAACCTTTAAAAGACCGTCGTGAATTAACTCCTACAGTTATCATGTGTCCTAAAGTATCCAGTGATATTGCAGCTGTTATGGATCCATTGGTTAAGACAATGATGAATGCTAAAGCTAATAACTTTAATATTCCTTTCTGTCTTGTAACTGATATCTATAAACCTGAAATTCTTATGGACTTAGCTAACTTATGTGAAGCTCGTACTATCCGTAAGTATATTAATCTTGAACAACAAGAAAAAGACCAAGCTAATGGTGATGCTCCTACTGTAGATACAGTTGTAGATTGGTGTGGTACTGCAGATGCAGTTGTTGCAGGTTATAATAAGACTAAGATTATTAACCCTAAACTCATGTACGAAGAAGGTACTACTGAATTCTCTGCTTTCTATAAAGCTATCATTAATAATTTGGAAATGCAATTAGATCAAGCTAAACAAGACGGTAAGAATCTAAATGATATTGGTAACTTACGTCGTCGTATCCATAGCATGAAAGCTAATATGGTTGATTTATATATTGGTGGTTCTACTCCAGAAGAACGTGATAATCGTTTTGACTCTGCAGAAGATGCTGTATTAAACTGTATGTCTGCTGCTGAATATGGTTATGGCTGGGGTGCTAACGTACAAGCATTCAATGTGTTCAATGCTTTATATAAAAATCCTAATAGTGGTATCATTAGTGTGGTATATAACTCCTATTTAGATTTGCTTGCAAAACTATATGGTTCTTCATTAGGTGAAGTACCTTCCTCATATTCTGAAGCATCTGATAAAGTAAAAGATATGATTAAAACTACTATTGAAACTGGTACGCCAATTAACTTACGTACTGGTAAAGCTGATGGTTTAGTATTATCTTCTATTAAATCAGATATAACTGTGTTAGATATTGTTGCTAATGTGGTTGGTATGCTAGTCACAACCAAGCAATTCCTTTGCCAAACACCGGCACACAATATTTATAAAGATTAATTGTCCAGAGCAAGCTTACTGGGGTAGGAATTGAATTCCTATCCTGGTAAGAACCTCATTAAGGAGAAGTTTGGATGGCTAAGTTAGAAATGACTTTAGATGAATATGGTAAATCTCCTGCCGGTAAAGGTAATGTAACTGGCTCGCAATATTTAGCTGAAGCTTATAAGACTAAATTTGAAAAAGTTATGTTAAGATACAATGGTAGAATTGATCATAACTTTTATACTGATGGTAAATCATATTTTATTCTCCTTAGAGTTCCATCTGAAGTGGTACCTAAGTTTACATATGAAGTTGTATTTAAATTCTCTCCTACTAAGATGACTGATACTCATTCTAGTACTCTAAAGAATTATAAAGTACAATTCTTTTCTAATGACCCAGCTTTTACTTTTACATATGCTTATGTATATAATGCACATGGTATATTAGTTGATGAGCTTTTAGATAAAGTTCCCGATGAAGTGCTTAAAACTAAGCCTAAAGAGCGTAACCCCTACGGGGTCATTAATTTCGCTAAAATTCTATATTTTGGGTTCCTATACATACGTCAACATGGCTTCCTAGAGAAGCATTATTATAGTGAATCTAATTTAGCGATTAGAAATTCTAATGATTTCTTTAAACTAATAATGGATTGTAGCACTAAAGCACAACTCCGTCAAGAAGGAGAAAAACAAGCTCAAGCTATAGATCCATTATTTAAACATAGATTACTTAAAAGGGGAGTTAAATCTGGTGGCAATGCTAATAAGGTAGTTAAGCATATTGGCAAGATTAAAACTGTTAATACAACAGCCGCATCAATGCAAAGCAAGAAATTAGCTAAACAACTTAAATCTAACATCAGAAAGACCAAGACTACGAAACGAATATAAAATCATATATTATAAAGGTGAAGTATTATGATATTCGTTAGTATGAGGAGGATATAATGCAGTTAACTGAAGCATTAACTAGTAAGACCGTTCGACGTAATATCGAAGAGTCAGGGGAAATATATGACAGAGAGTACTCTATACGTACTCCAGAGGTTAAAACATTCTCTACTTCAATAAAACCAGAGAATGTCATCCCACCTATTGATGATTGGCAACCATCAGAGGAAGATAAAATATTGAAGACAATTAGAGGTAAACAGATTATTGCTCCATTGTCTCAAATGCTAACTAACAATCAAGAAGAAAGTCTTATCTTTAACTCATTTGTATTGAGTATTAAGAAATGCTATTCTTCTGAAGAACGTGTAGATCACTTTACACATTATCTAAATTACTTTGAAAAGTTCTATGATGTTGACCATGAGATGATTGCTATCTATGCAAGAATTAAGTTCTTGATTGATACTGATGAATCTGATGTATATGATCTAGATGCTTTCATGGCAGATATTAAACGGGATATCTTGTTTAGTACATTTGCTAGAAAAGTAAAAGCATTGAATGAAGATAACTTTATCATTCATATTAAACGTAATAAGAAGAATGGTAATGTACTTCAATATGCTAACAAACATCTTCAAGCATTAATGGAAGTAAGTATGTTTCAATTGATATTGATTCCATTACTAATCCATTATGCTTATATTAAGAAGATTCAGAATATAGACGAATATCTAATGAAGTTCTATGATATCCTTATTGTAGATATGCATCCAGATATTGATCTATATACAAAGTTGTCTGAAACAACTAATAGTCGTATTGTACAAGATATGAATAAGAATATTGGTGCTTGGGATAGACAATTCATTCGTTCCCGTAACAAGTTCTCTCATAGCTTCGATACAATCATTAGTATTATCATTCAAGTTATTCCAAAAGCTGTTTATAATGGTACACTATTGAATCTGATCTATGTATCTATTAAAAACAATATTAAGAATAAAGTTGTTAATGCTAAATATGAATTCGCATTCAATCAATTATCATCTGATCGTAATGAAGGTGATGATGATGACAATTCAGAATTCGATAAATTTGAAAGTCATCTCTCTAAGAAGAATGAAGCCTTATTGATTCATAATCAAGTAAACTTCAAGAATACTATGAAGCAAATTGAAGAACGATTCGGTCCATTCTCTAAAGAAGAGATTGATTATTATAAGATAGAGTTATCTAAAGGACGTAAGTCTCCAATTGTACCACATCAAAAGATGTTAGTATGCTATCTATTCTATAAGTGGTTTGGAGATCCATCTTCTTTAGGTTCTATCGATTTAACTAACTATATCAAACTTATCATTGCAGCTAAACGTATATTAGCATCTAATGGCTTATATACAATGGAAGCAATCTTATCTGGTAAGTTTGTTAAAGTAATAAAACGGGTTAATATGAATAAGAAAGAGTTGATGAAGATTACCTCTTCTAATACATATGAATCTGTTGCATCCATTTATCGGAATGAGAAGATTACTAATCTACTCGTTTCTATGCTTGCTACTATAGTATCATCTAAGTTCCAAATTATTGATTTCGATAATAAGGAGAATACTGGTAAAGCATTCATCCCACAACAGGAATTACTTAATGAGGAATTCTTGATCTATGCAAGCTTGATTAATAATGGATAATCTTTTAGGGTAAGAGAGTTTAGTCTCTCTTACCCATTTTATTTATTTCAGGAGGATTAATATAATGAGATTTACATTGAAGAAAGATTTTCCAAAAGGATTCTATGAACCAATTTTTAAGAGATATTATAGATATCTCTTTGGTCCAATTGTTATCACTGGTGATATGAATACTAAATCCGTATGTTTTATATGTGGAGTATTTAAGAATGGGTATAGATATACTATGAATCTTATATTCAAAGATGATACTTTAAGGAAGATTTATTTTAACGTAACCAAGTTAGAATCTGGTACAATAATAAATCTTATGGCTGAAAAGGAAGAATTAGATGATGTATTAGAATATATCTATTCTAGTTATATTCTTAAAAATGATCTAGATCTTATTGAAGGTGAAGATAATGATTAACTTAAATGATATGCCAGAAGAATTCTATAATTTTATATTTGGTAATGTAGTTATAGAAGAATTCTTGCCAAATATAACTGTAGAGTGTACGTATATAGATGAAGTAAGATTCTATGGTAGAATAGTTATAGATAAAGAGCTAAATAAGATTACGCATGTTAGTATTGAATATAATGAATTTGATAAATATGATCCAGAATATCCATTAGAGACTACATATAGATTAGCTAGAAGGGATAAATTCCGTATAGATAATATATTAGCCATATTCAGAGAAGCTAATAAGGAATATGGATATAATAAAGACATTAAGGTCATTAACCTATAAGTTATCTTTAAACAAAAGAGTAAATAAGTTTTAAGTAAAAAGGAGATTTACTATGATACTAAGGGGATACTATACTCTTATTAGTACCAAGCTAAGAAAAGAGAAAACTGTATTTACTTCTGACTATAGTCAAAATAAATTCTATGTTAATAGAGATAACTTCTATGTGGTAGATACTGGAGAAGCTAAATATGCATTAGATGAAACTGATAATATAATGCGTATTATGCCTGAAGGATATATCAATGTAGATATATATGATGCTAATATTAAAGAAGCATATAATGATATCATAGAATATATGGATACAAGAGATTATACAGAAAAGCCACTAGGAGTTTAGCTCCTAGTGGTATTATTTTATTTGGAGGAAACTAAAATGGAATCAAAAGTTGTACAAGCATTTAAAGGTGAAATCAATGGTATTGAAATTACTAATCAAGACATCTACTGGGAAGTAGATTATATCGTAGGAGATATTGAAAGTACTTTAGATATAGAACTTCCTACAGAGTTCATTAAAGATTTTATAGAAGCATATACTGAATTATATAATAGTGTAGATGCAGAATATCTTTATGACTTCAAATCTGAAATGATTGCTTCTTGGGATATGGATATTGAGGACATTAATGATTTAAGATTTAATCTTGCATATGGATATAAAACTGATAAACTTGATGAAATCAATGAAAAAATATCTGATTGGGATAATACTTATGGTAAGAAGTAAGATATAATAACTAACCCCATAGGAGATAAACTCCTATGGGGATATTTTTGCAGCCTATTCTTTTTTATGGTTATATATTATAGAGGTGAAATGATATATTGTTATAATGTAATTAAGAAGATAAGGAGGACAAATATCATGGAAAAACTTAATCTTATTAAAACTTTAGCAGGACTTTGTATTGATCTAGCATATACAACCATCGAGCGGCTAGAAGATCGATATGTAATCGATTCTAATTATAACTATAACGATGGATATTTCCAATACGATGTCTGCTATTATGACTCTGTTGATGCAGAGGTCGATTTAGATGGAAACATCTTATCTGCATCCCGTGAGTATGGGCAAGAGTTCTGGAATGGTGGAGGAGAGATGAGTGAAAATAAATCATATAAACTAGGTGATCCAGATTGGAAACTGGTAAATGATAAGAATGTCATGCAGATCGTATTCGATCGAGCAGATGAAATCTTAGCATTGAAACCTGGTGAGGAGATTGAAATTACTCGAGAAGAATGCTCTGAATATCGTCGTCGTAATGCAGCTAAGGAGGCGTAATTATTATGGAACTAACTCAATATATTGAAGGAGTCAATCCTATAGATTTAAAGAATTATTTATTCTGTAGAAAGCACAATATTATTGTGCGAGAAAGTCAAATAAATGATTCAATAAACGACTACATTTACACTATCAGAGATGACACCAATTCAGTAATTCGAATGGAGACAGTATTAAATAAGTCATTTGAGAAGATAACTCTCACTGATATTTTATCAGTGGATTCTGATGATGGAGTTTATTTTAAATATAAAAATATCGTTAGCAATATCTTCTTCAGATATTTTAATATCAAATTAATAGAAGATATATTAGATGCTGTAAAATTGTCTAAACAACAAATACAGCTTAAATATGGAGGACGTGACCAAAAGTGTAAATATCTAAGCGGTAAAGTATATAATGCCGAAGACTATATTAATAGATATAAAAAGTCTAATGATACTATTATTCTTTCTAGAAGTACAGGTAGTGTATTCTCTAATGATACTTTAAGAGCATCTGTAGATTTTTCAGTATTATTAATAAATACCCTATTAGATAGTGATGATCCATCCAACGATTTTATTGAATTATGTAAAAAATATAATGTACGTTATTCAACAAAATCTTTACGATATGTAAAGACTTTTATGAAGAATAAAACTTTTTATCGAAATTATAGACGTCATTTGAATAATATAATCAAGAAAGGTTTTATTTCATATAAAGGTGAAAACTGGAAGATTAGTCGCATTTATACATATCTGCCATTTTTATATTTTATGTGGTTAACTATTAAAGGCGGAATCCCTGGAAGAAAATGGGATAAAAAGTTAGGAGTTGTGAAAACTGATGAATAAAGAATATCGTTTTAATCATATACCAGAAGTGGTATTAAGAAATATCAGATTTATTAGAGATAATAATATTGATATTGGTACTGGAGATGATGTCCTAGAATGTATGATGGACATTAATCCAATTGTGCGTACTAAAATATATGACGATTATGAATTTGCTAAGGATGTAGCCGAACGCAGATTTGGTAGCACTATTGAAAAACTAGATTTGAGAACAGTTCTTCAAAAGTGTATAACTCGTCCATATAATTCAATATTGAATAATATCTATTTCAGATATTTCAATAGCGAATTGATTGATGACCTATTTAAGTTAGGTCAATCTTCTAAGGTATTAGACTTAGCTATTGAGTATGAATGCGAATACTATACTGTAAACGCAGCTAAGACTAATATTAGAAGATATAATACTGATGCATATTATAACAAGTTTGCAGCAGATTCTAATATCATTAGCTCTCATAGAAGCTTACATGATCCACAAGTTAATGCTGTAAAATCTGCAGAATTTACTTATGATCTATTGATAGCATCAAGAGCCGAAGAATTCAATCCAGAAATAGTGAGAGAGATCTTCGTTAAATATGGATTGAAACCAAACTCTTCTAGAAATCTTTATAATAGAATTAATGATAATCTAAATCTATTCTATTATATTGAAGACTATTTAGACGAATACCGTGAAGAAGGTAGATTTATCTATGGCACTAAAGAATATAAAATTCTTAAAGAGCTTAGAGGTTTGCCACTTATGGTAGTCTTGACTCAATTAACTAGAAAGAATGATTCTGGTTATATTTTGAATTCCAATCTTGAATTGGTGAAAGGATAAGAAAAATGATTACAACTAAAATTATGGAAAACGTAAAAGCTACATTTAAACGTACAGGAGAAGATCTTGAATTGACATATGAGCAATACAAAGATCAATTAACTCCTAAGGAAGTTTACGATATCTGCATAAATAAAGCAGAAGTCAAAGATGAACTTCCTAAGGAGGATTTAAATGGTAATAGATTAAATCCATTTGTTCGTGATGAAGAACCTGAAGAGATTGTAACGATTCCTAAAGACGATTATATTATCGTGGATGGTACTAAAGAAAAAGAAGAACCTGTAGTGGAAGTAAACCCTACATCTACAGTTAGACCGACTATGGTAATTTCTACAAAAGATGATACCTTGAATTATGAATCCATTGGCTTCGCTATTGGATTCAAAAATGCTGATGCTGATGATTTATTAGCAATGGCTAATGGTAATGCTTTACGATTAGTTCCAGCATTACAATGGCTATATGGTCAAACTGATGACGAAGGAATACGTAATCGTATTGAAGAACTTACATTAGATGTACTTTTTGATAAATAATTTAACAACGTATTAAACGGAGGTAAATGTTATGAACGACTTTTTAGATATATTACCTGAAGGTTCTGAAGATATTATTAAAACAGTATTAACTGAAACAGATGCTGGTGTAATTAAAGCCGCATTAGGTGTTGCAGCTATATTTGGTGGAATTTATGCGTTATACCATACAGTTAAGCATGCCATTGATGAAGATAAAGTTAGAGATTTAACTGAACTTGTATCAGCTTCAACTGGTATGGTAGAAGCAGTATCTCCTAGTAAAGAAATCAAAGGAGCACTCGGTAGCATCTTTGGTTCAAAGGATAAATAAATGGACGTAGGCAGCAAACTTAAATCACTAATTCCGAATAGCCAGTTTGCTGCTGGTAAAAAGGAATTAGTGATAAGATGTCCATATTGTGGACATACATCTTCCGCTGGGAAGAAACACATGTATATAGGCTTATCTCCGGATAAGCCTTATATGTTTAATTGCTTTAAATGTGAAGCAGGTGGATTAGTCAATAGAACCTTTTTAGATCTCTTGAATATTAGAGATGAAGAATTATTACAAGCTATTGATATCCATAATAAAGAGATGAAACAGAGTAGGAGTAATTCCTACTCTGCTAATCATATTAAACAGCCTCTAGTAGCATATGATGCATTTGAGGTTGACTATAACTTATATCCAGATAAAGTGAATTATATTAATGGTCGTCTTGGTACTAACTTATCAGTATCTGAGATGATGAATATGAAAATTATATTCGATTTTTCTTTTTTTAAACGACAGATCATGAGGTATCTGGGAGCTACAGAATCTGATTTTCAACGAATTCAAAGGGACTATGTAGGATTCCTCTCAGTTAATAATACATCACTCTCTATGCGTTGTATTAGAAAAGTCGATAGTAAATATAGATATCTTATCTGTAAACTAGATGATAGAGATATTTATAATAAAGCTTTCTGTATACCATCTTCTATCCCATATACATCAGATAGAATACAAGTACATATTACAGAAGGTCAATTCGATATCTTATCCGTATATAATAATATATCAAATAGAGCTACTGGTATATATTTTGCAGTAGCTGGTAATAAATACTCGGCTGTATTACAGTATATGCTATCTAGAGGAATATTCTATATGGATATCCATTTATACTTCGATAATGATTCAGCTGGTGAAATAGCTAGAAGACAGATAGAATACTTTATAAAGAATAATATAGCATTCTTTAGAGGATCTAGAGTCTTCTCCCATGTAAACCAAAAGAATAAAGATTTCGGAGTACCATTATCTGAGATACAAGATTTTTGTACACAAATACTATAGCGGTATGGGCTTAAAGTCCATATCGCTTTATTTTTTTGTCTTAAACATCACATTAATAAAGGAGGTCGACTATGGGTAAATTCCTTGACACTACATATACAGCCACGATAAACTCTATATTAGAGTCTCAAACTAAACGGCTTGATAATACATTCTATACATTTACAGATAAAGCTCCTACTACTTGTACTTACTATAATATCAATACTAGTAAAAGTACATTAGATGAGTCTACAAACTTAGCATATAGTTATACAGATGGAGATTCTCCATTAAGATATAATAGAATTAAAGATACAGTTATCTTTGGTCTTGATAGAATTCAAGTTCAAATGGATGCTGGTGATTTTGGTCTTGAATCAGATACAATCGAAGGTGATGCTTATATATTACCTAACTCTTTCAAACCTTATCCTCAAGACTATTTCATTATTAATCATACTAATGAAGAGTATCTCTTCAAAGTTACAAGTGTATCCTTAGATACATTGCCTACTGGGGCTAATATGTATAAGATATCTTATCGTCTAAGCTCTCACGATGGTGATAATACAGATATTGATTCCTTAGTTGTAGAATCCTATACTATGGATACAACTAATATCGGTACTAATCTATCTCTAGTAATCAAAGATGACGATTACTCTTATATTAGTAGAGTTGAAAATATCTGTCAAGATATGATTGCTTACTATAGAAGTCTCTTCTATAGTAATAAAACTCAGACTTTTATTTTTTCTTATGATGATCGTAATTTCTATGATAGTTATATGATTGAGTTCATTAAACGTCATGATATTATGAATACTGGTGATTTGGATTATCTACATGTAGCCCATCAACTTCCTACTAGAGCTACATTTGCTTTAGATTATTCTAAATCTTTCTTCCATTCATTAGAAAGAAAAGATATTGGTACTATATGTAATCCATCTTGTTATGGTATGCTAGTAGAAGACAAGACATCTATCTTATACTATAGCTTAGAAAACTACTATTATATCTTCTATGAATATAAGATGGGCGACTATTGGCAAGTACCATCATTTGATGATGATACAGTAATGCGTATTAGAGATAATGAACGTTATGAAACTGATGATCTAAACTACTTTAAGAATATCGTTATTGATTACTTCAATAATAATACAGATAAGATGAATAGATTTGAAGAATTCCTACTTAAATCTCTAGAAGATTTTAACTATACTATCCCTCAACATGATATATTTTACTACGTTCCTGTGATTATTTATATCCTAGAACGTCAAGTTCAAGCTATATTAAAAAATGTATCACGTTAACATATCAGTAATCTTAATGGAGGTACTGCAATGAACAGTGAACTCGATAATTTTTTTAAAGAGCAAATCGATGAGAAAGATGCATTCGATGTAATGGTCGATGAAAATGCTTTCTTAGACTCTTTAATTGCTAAAAGAGATATCATTGATGCCATTGAAGATGGTGACGATGATGATGAAATTATGGATGATGACGATGTAGCATTGTCTTCATTATCCGATGATGATTTAGATAATCTTGCAGATGATAACGATGATTACATCGGTTATGATGAAGAAGATTATTAATATTTTAAGGAGGACTTTAACATGGCTGATGATAAAACTATCCACCAAGAGCTAGATGATGCAGCTTCTACTGTAGAAGATGTTGTTGCTGACTCCACTGCTACTGATAATGACATGGATAATACTATTGATAACATCGTTGATGCTATGGATGAAATCGAATTAGATGATGACGATGACAACACTGATATCGATTCTGTAGCTGAATTAGACGATGAAGAAATTGATATTGAAGCTGACGGTGAAGATGATGCAGCTGAAATTGAATTGCTTTCTGATATCGATCGTACTCATGATAACGATAGTAAAGATCTTGCTGATGAAATCCAAGATAATGTGGAATTGAAAGAAGCTTATGATCTTATTGATGATGATTTAATCGTTTCTGTTCAGGAGGCATATGATGAAAACTTTGAAGACTAAACTAGTTAATGTAAATTGCCGTCGTCCAATTCGTTTACGTAACCGTCTTGTACGTGGTATTTATCGTGAAGTTTTGACTGTAGAAGAAATTGCTGATTGTATTTCTCAACAAGCTACAGTATATGAAATCTTACCTACTGGTGATACAGTAGTATTAGATTTCACTAACTATAACGTACCAGCTGTTCCTACTATTTCTGAAGAGGAAGCTGCAAAAGCTCAAGCTGAGGAAGAAGCTCGTAAAGCTGCCGAAGCTAAAGCAGCAGCTGAAGAAGCTAAGAAAAAAGAAAAAGAAGCAGCTGATTCTAAAACTAAAGAAGAAAAACCTACTGCTGCTCCAGTAAAAGAAGAAGAAATTGTTGAAGATGCTGAAGAAAAAGTATCTGAAGCTAAAAAAGCAGCAAAAGAAAAAAAATAAGATAATTACCTCCCATAGGATCTTAGAATCCTATGGGAGATATTAAGCTTATAATTTTTTTCTCTTACCATAGATTCTTACATGAATGAATCTATATAAGTGATGAGCATATCTTCCTAACAAGAAGATACATAGTAATTTAATGAAGTTACCAAATAACATTGCTGTTGTTGCAGTATTGATATTATTGGTAGTATTCATTACTAGATAGTATAACCATCTAACCATAAAGTGTGGATCTACTACAGAACCACATATGATGACCAATGTAAGTAATAATACTATATAGTATATCACTAATGTTGGTCTAAACTCCTTGTTTAATAACTTAATTTCCTTAATTGAAAATAGCATGATATAACCTCCTATCTATAAATAACTATATCATTATATCATGTCTATAATATATCACTCTAGAGGTATTTATGAAGATTTATTATCAAATGTCTACAAGAAATACTAGCTTCTTAAAGATGCATCAGTATTTAAAGGCAATTGGGATAAAGAATAATAAATTCATGCTTGCACTCCTAGATCCTGACCTTGCTGGTATAGATCCACATGATCCAAACTTAAGTACTTACTATAAAAGTAAGGTCTTAGCCGAGTGTATGGTAAACTTCTGGTACTTCGCTCGTGAAGTAGTACGTGTACCAGACCAAGGTGGTAGCGGTAAAGGTATTCCATTAGAACTACATCGTGGTAATATGGCATTATTCTTCTGCTCCATCTATAATATGAATATATTCTTGGAACTCCCTCGTCAGCATGGTAAGACATTATCAGCTGACGTTAGATATTTACACTTATTTAACTTTGGTACATCTAACTCTACTATTGCATTTATGCATAAAGCATTAGAAGGATCCAAAGATAACTTACAAACTCTTAAAAACTTACGTGAATGCTTACCTCCATATTTACGTATGGACCAAACATTCACAAGAGATGGTAAGAATGCTAAAGTATCAGATACAGTATTGAGACTTGAGCATGCTGTTAATAGAAATAAGATTATCACTGTAGCATCTGCTCGTAATAAGACGGCTGCACAAAATACATTACGTGGTAAATCTATTCCTTTATTGTGGGGTGACGAATGGGGATTTGCACCATATAATGAAATCATTTATCTTAATACAGTTCCTGCATTTAAAAGAGCTGCTGATAATGCCAGAGCAAATGGTGCACCTTATGGTATCCTATTCACTACAACTCCTGGATTCTTAACATCCACTGAAGGTGTCTTCGCTTATCAAATGAAAGAAGATGCTGTTCCATTTGCTGAATCTTGGTATGATAAATCATATCAACAGATAATGGATATAATGAATTCTAATACCAAATCTACATTTGTTTATATCAAGTTTAGTTATGCTCAACTTGGTAAGTCTGAAGAATGGTTTAAAGAAATTTGTAGAACTATGAATAACCGTTGGGAAGATATCCGTCGTGAAGTACTTCTTGAATGGTCTCAAGGTTCTGAAAACTCTCCATTTACTTTAGATGAATTAGAAACCGTATCTCGTTTAACTAAAGATCCTGATACTACAATTGAAGTATTAGGTGGTAAATTCCAAGTTAACTTATATGGTAAGATTGACTATGCTAGAAATGGTAAACCTATAGATCCTCCAATAATGGGGGTTGACGTATCCGGTGGTTATAGACGGGATAGTTCTGCTATCACTATTATTGATAGTAAGACTACTAAAGTTATCGGTACGTTTAAATGTAACTATATTAGTCAAATTGAGTTGGCTAAGAAACGAAATGGTGTAACAAGAACGCACTGCATAGATAGAAATGTCTATGTATCAACAGGGTTAATTGCTTTGACATATGGGAGTAAAAGTTATCTCCCACGTTTAGCAGCGAAAGCTTCTTAATAAGAAGACACGTTCAACGATCATCTCCTGACGGGAGAGTAGAACCGCAAGCGATTGGCGGAAGAAAAATTCTGGTCTCAGCAAGTAATGTTGGAGAATGACAAATGATCTAATCACGTCCTGTAATGGGAGTGGATGCGAAAAACGCACGGGTATAGAGTAGCGTCTATATCTAAATATTAATGGGTTCGGGGCATCGGTTATAGCATTACTTAAGAAGGCAGGTATCTCTAAGAACTTATACTTCGAGCATAAAGAAAAGATACTCGAAGAACGTTTTGAAGGTCCTGGGGCAATTAAGAAGACTAAGGCTTTAGTTAAAGTATTTGGTCTTGATTCAACTAAGAATGTACGTGAACTCTTAATGGAAATCTTAAGAGAACGTATGGATAATCATAAAGATAAGTTTGTTACTAGACAACTTTATGATGAATTTATTGGTTTAGAAGTTAAACGTAATGGTAAGATTGAGCATTCTACTAATACTCATGACGATTTAACTTTCTCTTATCTCATGGCATTATATGTATGGTATGAAGGTAAGAATCTTAAAGAAAACTTTGGTATTACAAAGCAAGGTCTTAAGACTGATAATGATATAGATGATGTTGTATTTGATGTCGGTGTAGAAACAGTAGATATCTATGATGAAATCTATCAAGTACAACAAGATATGAATAAAGATAATCCTGATGAAGTTAGTCCTATGGATAAATATAAAGCCATGGTTAAAGCTCACGGGATTACTTATCAAGAATGGGAGAAAGCTGAGAGAGAAAAGGAAGATGCTTTATTAAGAGAAGCATTTAGAGATCCTGAATTCTTGAAAGCTTATGCATATAAATATAATATGACTAAAGATGCTATAGATCAAATACGTAATGATACTGAAGGAGAATTAAATCCATCAGCATTTACTTCTATCTATAATTTAGATGATCCAAATGTCAAGAGTCATATATCTGGTAATCTTGCAAAATTTTATGATAAAGTTTAAAAATTATTTATCTAGTTACAATATAGTAAATTTATACAAATTTATTTTTTGTAAGGAGGAGCTATGTTCGGATATAGTACAGCCAGTGGCTATGAATTAGCCAATGAGCATCAGTTATCTGAAATCTTAGCAAATTTTAGTAGTGATTATATTTATGATGTGATCTCAGATCAAATCAGTAAACGGTACGAATTTGCTATTATACCAAAACCTAATATAGTAAACACATTTAAATCTAATTTTGATAATATCCGTGCAAACTTCCCAATGGATGTCGAAAATACTAATGCAGTAGAAGAAGACACATATCGGAATATCATTGATATTATCTGTAACTCATGTAATATATCATTCGATACTACAACGGATGATAATATTTATCTTGCTGCAGCTACATTATATGACTTCTTAGTCTGTAGCTTCAATAAGCATATGGTTGATTTCGTTATCGGATTAATCATTAAAGAGCAAGACTCTATTTATTCTGCTTTAGAGTTAGAAGAGTCTAAGAAGAATAAAGATAGTTCTACTATCTACAATCGTAAGACTATGGAGAATACTAAGTTAGCTGTTATAAATGCTAACTTACCACAAGTACTTCAATATGTCGCCACATTGGATATCAATATGATGGATCTTCTTCAAAGTTGTTATCAACAACCTATGGTTGATTTGATTGTAAATAACTTTGGTGAAAATATTAATATCTATAATGACTTTATGAAAGTTATCTTATCTAATGAAAACTTCTTACCTGAGTATATTACAGAGATACGTTTACGTATCCAAGGGTTAGGTTAATCATGGAAAAGAAAGAACCTACATTAACTAGAGATTTTACTAGACCAGTTTATCGTCCAAATACAAAGATAGATGAGTCTAATATGACAGAAGCTACAGCTTTTGATTATGATATTATTTTAGAAGAAGATGAGGAAGAAACTAATGGAAACAACGGCTAAACAAGACATCAACTACGTAAAGAACTTGGCTAAAGAAGCTGAGGGTTTAACTGAGACTGAAATTAAAGATTTAGAAACTGTATCTGAAGAAGATATGGCTAAATTCCCTGAAGGTGAAATCATTCAACCAATCGTCCCAGAAACTATTCCTACTGTAGAAGAAATCGAAAAGATG